GTCTTGGTAGGTTGTAAATAAATAGCCCCTGCCAAGATGTTTCTATCAATCACATCTGGTGTGTTGTTTGATTCATCCATTACCACTCTAAAAGCGTAAAGTCCTTGTCTTTGTTGTATTCCTTCCAAATATGGATTTACAGTATTCAAGAATTTTCCTCTTGTCTGTGTTGTATTCTGTTCAAATACAAGGTATCTTGATGTAGATGCAATGTATTTTTTAACTTTAATTAACAATCTTCTTACGTTGATTCTATCAAGTGCAGATGCTCTATCTTGTAGAGTTTTTTGTCCGAATGCAACGATACCCTCACCTGGGAATTGTGCGATTGGGTTAATCTTCCCTTCATATAGTGTATCTCTTTCAGCATGTGTTAATCTGTTTAGTACAGAAACTGCTCCGGTGATACCACCTCTGTTTAAACCTGCTGGTGCAAACCATTCAGCTGCAACTGCATCGTTTTCAGCGTAAATACCTGGCATCAATACTGATGGAGGAACTGAAGTTAATTTATTCGTTCTACTATCGATTGTTTTAACCCATGGGTAGTAAGTACCAACATAGTTAGAATCAACTGATGTACCTTCTTGTACAGCCTGAGCGATAGTATCATCTTTATCAGTTACATCACCAATGAAGAATGCATCTTCTCTAGCTTCTACCATATCAGTTACTTTATCAAACACATAAGAGTGTAATCTTCTTACAACACCAGGTGCAGATACCAAGTTGATATCAAAATCATCTGGATTAGATACTGAATTGATTGCCTTTACATAAGCAACTGAACCACTTGCAGTCGAATTTGATAAATCAAATCCTTGTGAGTTTCCAGAACCCCAATCAGAATCACCAGCTTTTGCAGCTTTGATTGTTGGTGAGATACCATCGAATCCACCTTGGAATCCTACGATGAATTGTCTTTTATTAACATCCGTTCCAGCAGAACCGGTTAATTCATAAGATAATTGTGAATCGAACGCAAATACTACATTTGAACCAGTACCAGCATTTGTTGGAAGTGGAGCAAGATAGTGAGAGTTATCAATTTTAGTTACTGCAGTTTCTAATTCAATACCACTATAAGATGTTCCATTAGATGCAGTATTTGAATCTGAATCAGTTTGGTAAACTACAGCAGGTACTTCAGTTTCCGTTCCAACTAAAATTGGGTTTGTATAGGCACCATGACCAAATGGTCCAGCTGTGATTGGGAATGAACCTTCAGCAGCTACTTCAACTCTTACAAAAGATGAGTTGTTATCATAATCACCATTTAGGGTTTGTTTACCATTTGAATCAATAGTAACGTTCATATCACCAATTCTTTTAAGAATGTAGTTTGGTGATGCAGGGTCTAAATTTAGATTATTCCAAGTTTCAAGTATAGTTGGTCTTTTATCTGTATCAGAGTATCCGCGAACTACAATAGAGAATGTTGCATAATCAGTAGCGTTTGATTCACCAGCAGCCTTAACGTTAAAGATACCAATTTTGTATTCTTTATTGTAGTTTCCACCATCACCTAAAGTATGGAAACGGAATAAGTCGTGTCTTTCACCCGATATCAACTGTGATTTAATCCAAGGAGTTGAAGCATGTTGAATATCGATTCCGAAATCTTGTGTTGGTAATTCTTCGATTACTACTTGAGAACCACTAGGTACAAAACTAGTAGAATACTCATCAGTTGCAGCTTTTTCGAAATAGTTGTAAGCATATACATTTTTAGAACCACGAGCAGATTCACCAAATACATCAGATAAATCATTTGCCGCAGATGGTAAAATAGATGCAGAATACTCACCTACTACTGAACCACTAATTGAGAATGCAGATGCAGATGGTTGAGCATCAATGACAGAACCAGTGATTCCTACTTCTTCATCTCCGTTGTGTGTTACAAATAAAGAACCTAAAACTTTAATTCCATTTGAACCACTTGCCTTAATAGCAATAGGTTGAACGTGTGAATAACCACCGACGTGTCCAACACGAACGATAGTTACAGTTCCAGCTTCTCTTAAATAATTTTGTACGGTGTATCCTGAATAGTATGTTCCATCAGGTGTACCGAAAATTTGTTCAAATTCCGATTGGGTATTTACAACGGTTGGTACGAATGCAGGTCCTTTATGGAAAGGTCCAATGATTGCTGCTCCGATTTCACCGATTCCTTGTGATAAGAAAGAAAGGTCATTTTCTCTCGTAAATACACCAGGTGATACAATTTTTTCTGCCATGTTATATTAC